GGGGTTGACCACTTAACGTAAACTGTCCAGTAGGATATAAGTCTGTGATAAGCTTCCCAGCGCCTTGCATAGACAAAGTAAACGTGCCATGCGTTACCGCCATTGAATAATTAGCACCACCACTAGAAGCTATGGCGCTTGAAGCTATGGCTCCTGATGCAATAGTCATAACTTATTCCTCTTCATCAAACCAAGGGGGCGCTTTTTTTGGATTTACTTCCGTACTGAGTGGTGGCTCACTATTCTTGATGTCGTTTAAGTATTCTTCTAACTCAACAAAAACTTCGTAAGAATTTACATTATCGCTTGCAAAAACTTCTCCGCTTTTAATTTTATGAACAAAACTATTAAAATCTGTTTGCTCAATATGTAATTCTTGCAAACCTTCTGATTGTATTGATGCAAGTAAAGCATTTAAATTATTTTGCCGATCTATTGTAAATGCAGCATTAGAAACCTCTGTTTGGCAATCTTCTTCGTTTATGAGAATTGTAAAATTACCATTTGATTTTAAATTAAGTGCTTTCATTTTTTTGCTCCGTTTTGTGCCAGAATAAACGTCTGTAGCTATTGCTAAAAAGCGTTTGTAATTTAAAGTTAGTTTTATTTTTTCTTCCTTGATCAATTAATCCAGTTTCACTTTTAAATTTATCTCTTTTAAAAGGTATAACTTGAACAAGGGGAGTACCTTTTTCGATTAAAAACTCACCATCACCAGCAGTCCAAATGAAAGGGAAATTAACATGGTTGTAATACCTGTCAGTGTCAACAACACCGTCGAAAAGTTTAAATCTGTTTTCCATTCTGTTAAGAGGTGACATGAAATAACAGCTATAACCTTTCGGTGTTTCTATCACCCAAGGATTATGAAATTTTAATGGTATTGTGCCAAACGGCATATTTTCAAATGGATGACCCTCTACTTGTTCTATTGAGTGAGGTGACATTCCATCGCATAATTGTTTCTCTGCAAATTCAAATTCTATATTATCATTTTGCGCCCTTACCCAAACGTCACAATAAAACGGAATAATAAATCCTTCACTGCAAGCCTCCAAAAATGGAATACAGCGTTTTACAGAACTACTTTTGGGATGGCGATCTATTGAGGGAGGTAGAGACTTAAACCATTCTGGCAGAGCTTTAACTGAAGGAAATGGGTGCGGATAAGCGTCCAATACTTCTTGTGTCGCATGAAATTTTATTTTGTTAGTCATTTTATGATTTCATAATAAACGCCAATGTAAAATAAACTGGAGTTGTTGTTAACGCTGAACCACTTCCTACTGCTCCAGTATTACCTGATATGTTGTGCGTATGAGTTCCAGAGTTGCCAGTATTTCCATTAAAGCTATGGCTGTGGTTTCCAGTATTGTTTGTATTGAAATTATGGCTATGATTGCCACTGTTATATATGAAATTATTAGTAGTATGATTTTGCGTCTGCCCCGGAAAAAAGAACACAGTGTCTGTACGGTTTCCGTTTGTTCCATTTGTACTTCTCACACCATGATTGTGTCCTCCAGTATTTGAAGTGCTTCCACTGTGAGAGTGTCCACCAGTGTTACTAGTATTTCCGCTGAAGCTATGAGAGTGATCTCCCCCAGCCGCAGCCGCTAAGTTACCACTATCATGCGTGTGACTTGGCAAGTTTCCTTCTGCCAACGTAACAGTATTTGATCCACCAGTGCTGTTTGTATTAGTTGCAGCCGCCCGACCTATAATAAATCTTTCTGTTAAATCAGGGGTTCCGTTATTCCCATCGCATAAATTCCAACCTGACGGAATGTTTGCATTAGTTCCAGACCACATAGCAATTAAACCTGACGGAATAGAAACAATACCTGTCAGCGCAGAACCGTCACCAGTTAAAGCTGTAGCCGCCAAAGTACCTGTCACTGTCGCGCCTGTCGCTGATGCAGCAACTTTTGTAACGCCAGCGTGTTGCAATTCATTAAAGTCAGTATTGATGGCTGTCACTGATACTGTGGCAGTACCAGTTAAAGAAATAGCATTATTGCTGTTACTGCTTTCGGTAGGCGTTCTTGTTAGTGTCGTGCCGCTACTACTATAAGTGCCAGTGCCTATCTCAAAATTAGCACCTTCCTCAATTACATATTGGACAACATCACTGTTACTTACCCCAGCGTCTGCAAAGCTTTGAAAGCCTACAGAAGCACTACCTAATGCAACCGTACCAGTTCCAGTAGTGCTAGTCGTCATTTTGGCTCTGTTAAAAAGTTTCGCCATGACGATCTCCTATTATGTAAGTGTTAAGATACCGTTAGTTCCAATATCTATCGTGAAAGTATCACCATCATTCAGCGTCAGTGATGATCCGTAATCATAATAACCTATCAATGGATCGGCTGGTGATGTCACTGTATCATCATAAACAATCACATATCTAAAAGCTGCGACTGCACCACCTGATGCTGTTAAAACTAAATCGTTAGCTGATAGCTTATAAGTGCCAGATGTCTGTGTGCTTGTGACACTTTGCAGTTCTCTTGCTGATAGGTTTGTATAAGCAATTTCTGTGATATTTGCTAAGATACCATTTCCATCAGCCGCTGCGTTTGTACCAGCCGTAGGATCTGTGTTAGAAAGAGCCACTTTTAAAGTATCTCCATCTAGATCCATTGTGTTAGCCAGATTGACTACAAAGTCATTTACTTTAGTAAAACTTGCCATTTAGTAGCTCCTAATTTTAATTCTACGCCCAGAACCCGCTGCCCTAGCACGTTCTCCTTCAAAATTTATAGCAGAAATTGCTGTTTGATACAACGCTCCCCACACTTGCACTCTGCTATCTTCCTGTAAGTATGGCGCTGAGTGCAATAGACTACCATATAAAATAACATCAGGAAAATATTCTAAAACCCAATTTGATTGCAGCGAAGCACTCATATGCGGGATCGTTTCATAATATACTAATTCAACTGTATATTCTGCATCTGGTGTTGGGAACACCTCAAAAGCTCCATCTACAACGGCGTAAAATTGTGGACGCCCAGTAGTATCAGAATTATCTTGTCGAAGTTTAGATATTTCAAATGGACCTACTAATTCTAAAGTATAAGATCTATCGGCTGGTATAGTAATTCTAACTGGTT